TGTCACGGTTGTAAGCGCAACTGCTCTTACGGTAAATATCACCGTCAAACTGACTACAGACGAAACGCCGGATATTCAGCAGAAAATTGAGGAGTCAATAAAAAGCTATCTCTCGATAGACGCACTTAAAAGAGCGTATATATCCTATGCTAAAATAGGCAGCCTCATTTTATCGGTTCCGGGAGTGGAGGACTACACAAATTTTAAAATAAACGGCGGAACAGCGAACATCACAATCGCAGACGGCGCTGTGCCTGTCTTAGGGAGCGTGGTGATTTCATGATAGAGCGTTTACCGAGCTATTATAGAAAATCAACGGTTGTAAAAGATTTGTATGCCGTAATTCAGAAAATACTCGAAAAGACCGACGAGGATATTTCGGCGGAGGACCTACGGTTATTCATAACTACAACCGATAACTTCTCATTGCATGAAAAGGATGTTGTATTGCCGGAAATCAGCGCGGACAATGAGACAAAACGCGCGAGGGTGATTGCGCGATTACAGGGAAATAATCTGCTTACCAAAGCGGAGCTTGAACGGCTTATTCTCATTTATGACAAGACAGGCTGCACAATAACAGAGGATTTTGCAAATTATACTGTAAACATTTTATTTGGCGACAGGACAGGCATTCCATACAATCTTGAACAGATACGTGAGGCTGTAGAAGAGGTAAAACCCGCGCACATAAAAGTAAATTATGAGTTTCTGCGCAATACATGGGGAGATGTGAGACGCAAGCTTGGAACATGGGGAAATGCAAAAGTATTTACATGGGAAGGCGGTCAGAATTATGACGGAAGGACGTGGTTATATGTAGATAACAATAATGTGTATTTAAGAGAAAACGGTGCGAATGCGTATGTGGTTTTGAAAAATGACGAACCGTATGCACATTTGTTGTAAGGGACACTAAAAAGAGAGGGGACACTAAAATGGAATATACACAGAATTATAAATTCAGACTTCCGGCGGATTCGGATATTATTGACATCGGTGATATAGATGAGAATTTTATAAATGTGGACGCTCTGATAGCTACTTTGCGGTCGGACAAAGCGGATAAGAATTCACCAAGCTTTACAGGGACACCAAAGTCAACTACGCCGACTTCATCGGACAATTCCACGAGGATTGCCACGACCGCGTTTGTGCAGGCACTCATATCAAGCCTGCAAACAGCGGTAAATACCTCAATTGCAAATAAAGCTGATAAAAATTCACCAACATTTACGGGAACGCCGAAATCGACTACACCAACCTCATCAGACAATTCCGCGAGGATTGCCACGACCGCTTTTGTTCAGGCAATCGCAAATGATTTGGAGGAAAAAATAAATGCCATAAAGGTTTTTGTCGGAAATGCTTACTTGAGTGACGTTGTTGAATTTCTGACAATGGAAATATGCCGTATTCAATACGGAGGTCACAGTGAGTATGAATTTTATAAAATCAGATGTATAGGATGCCAATTAAAAACCGGGGATTATGTGTCGAATGAATCGGGTCAGTATACGCAATATGGCAGCCGAAACTCCGGCACGGGTGATTTTGTTATAGGCTTTAATCCCGATTTGCTTGTCGCTCTGCCTATAACCGCAGTAACTTTGGATAACTGCTTTTATGTAGGTGCTGCAAATACCTCATATAAAACGGTGTCTGTTACGGATATAACAAATTGGACAGACGAGCGGGAAGAAGATGATGCAACATATGCCAAGTACGATGTTGCTGTGATTCAAATAAATAATAATTGATAGTGTTTATGAAAGACGGTGATTTATATGTCGGAGGATATTCGTTTGGCTAAAGGCGAAGATATGGATGCGCTTAAAGAAACGGTAAATGCTCACATAGGTGATGATTACATCCATGTAACCGCAATGGATAAGGAAAACTGGAACGGCAAAGCGGATTTGTCACTTTTGGATACGGAAGGCTATTTAAAGAAAAAGCTCGTCGGAGCATTGCCGTCGCTGTCAGCCGAATTTGATTTTACTGACGGTGTTTCTAAATTCAACGAGTCGAACCGCTGCACTGCAACGGTCGAGGAGGACGGCGGGGAAATATATCAGAAAATAACGACAGCCTCCAATGCCGCGAATGCATATGCGTTCGCTTTTTTAGATTTTTCTAAATATACAAAGGGAGCAAAGGAAATCATCATTGAATTTGACACAAAAATCAACGGTGACAGGTGGTATATCGGACTGTCGGATTTAAGTCAGCGTCCGGGCGAATCGTACAGAACGGCATATGACCATACGGGAGTTGTGTTTTCGCAGGGAACAAAGGACGGAAACTATTATTATATCAACGATAACCTCACATGGAAGGACAGCTTTTTTAACGGCTGGGTACATAGCTCTATCACGATAAATTTTGATGAGAAAACCGTTGCATATCAAATATCAAACGGAAATACATCTGCCACATTAAGCGGTAAGATTTCGTTTTATGACGAAGCAGCCGAACAGGTGACAGGACTTGAAATTTATTCGTATGTAAACAATGTTGAGATGTGCATTGACAACATCAGCATCGCATCAAATTTCGGCGGAGAGCGAGATGAACGCACTGTTTATGTCATATCTGAGGACGGTGCCTTTGCCGAGTACATCTATATAGACGGTAAGCCTGAGTGCATCGGACGAAGTGATATAGCCGAAAAGGTTAATGATTTGCTCGAAAGAGTAATTGCATTAGAAAATAAATAAGGGAGGAAAGCCAATGGAAAGCACAATTATTGTAGCGGTACTGTCGCTGATAGGAACGCTCGGCGGTTCGATTATCGCAGGTATTGTTTCAAACAACAAAACTCTGTACAGAATTGAGCAGCTTGAGCGGAAAGTGGAGAAGCATAACAGTGTTGTTGAGCGTATGGCGATTGCTGAAAATACACTTAAATCTCAGCAGCACCAAATTGATGAACTGAAGGGAGAGAAGCAAAATGATTAACTGGAAAGTAAGATTAAAGAATCCGATGTTCTGGGCGCAGCTGGCAATGTCGGTGATTATGCCTATACTTGCATATCTCGGTCTTACAGCAGAGGATTTAAGTTCTTGGACAAGGCTTGGTGATGTGCTTTTGCAGGCAATATCAAGTCCGTATATTTTGGGACTGGTTCTTGTAAGTGTATACAATGCAATTACAGACCCGACAACAAGCGGATTTACGGACAGTAAGAGGGCGCTTACATATGATAAGCCGAATAACGATAAGGAGAGCAAAATATGAGCGCAGCAGATAAGGTTATAGAAATAGCCGAGAATGAGGTCGGCTATCTTGAAAAGGCAAGTAACAGTAATTTATACGAAAAAAATGCCAATGCCGGAAGTAATAATTATACTAAGTATTGGGCGGAGATAAAGCCGGAATATCAAGGTCAGCCGTGGTGCGCCTGCTTTGTAACGTGGTGTTTCGTACAGGCATTCGGTAAAGATAAAGTGGCACAACTGCTTAAACATTATCCATATGTGTACTGCCCGACAATGTCGGGTCTTTTTAAATTGTACGCAAATCCCCAAAGGGGCGACATTGTTATTTTCAAGAATAACGGAACATTCACACATACGGGAATTGTAACAAACGTGAACGGTGATTATTTCACTACGATTGAGGGCAACACCTCTGGTGGCTCTGCGATAATCGCCAACGGCGGTGGTGTATGCAGTAAAGGTTATCATAACAGTAACCTGCCGGGTACGAAATTTTGCAGACCGGAGTATAGCTTAGTGGAGGAGGATGAACTTATGAGCAAGGAATATGAGGAACTGAAAGCGAAAATAGCAGAACTTAAGGCTGCCGTTGATGAACTGAAAGGTAAGATGATTTACAACTATGTGGATAAAAATATGCCCTCTTGGGCAAGACCGACCATTCGAAAGATGATGGACAAGGGATTTCTGCAAGGTGATGAAAACGGCTGTCTTGGACTGACGGACGAACTGCTGCGTGTATTTGTGATAAACGACAGAGCAGGAGTTTACGACCATAGATGGGACGGCACAAGCGAATAATTAATTTTATGCCCGTTAGAGATTGATTTCTCTGACGGGCATTATTTTTTGATTTTTGGTTCTTGTCACTGACAATAGTGTCCTTTTATTGTTAGAAGGACTAATTTTTTATAAATAACGGAGGTAATCGCAATGGAAGAAAACAAAGATGTATTGTTGTCAAT